TCCTGTAATATCAGTACCAGTACTAGACTGCGACCAAATAGCTTTTGCAGGCGCAAATAAATATCTAGCCTTAGTGCTAATTACATTTCCTTTGTTTAATAAAACTTCTCCGCTAGATACACTAATTATTGCATAATATTCGTTTTTAACAACGTTTGGATTAAGCCTAGAACCAATAAAAAATTGCATTTGGCTAGTAGCTAAATTATGAGTAACCGTACTAGTACTGCCATTTGTATAAGTTATAATTTCTTCCGTAATATAAAATTCAGCTTTTGGTGATGTAGTTAATATACTTCCATTTCTTAAAATAACTGTTTCAAAAGTCCATTCATTTACAGATGTAGGGTAATCAAAACTATACAATCTAAAAGTATCAACTAATGGATTAGTATGGTCAAATGAAATTTTTATTTTTATTTTATGATTTATATTATAATACCCTTTCTTTTGTATTACTCCATCTGTTCCAAAACCATCTGTATTCCATTGATTAGATGGGTCAAAGAAAGGATAACTTTCGTTTAAATACGGAATAAATTGGTAATTACCATTTGATACCCAAGGAGGATTAGTATAGTAAATTTGATAACCAATTGAAGGAACACCAACGTTTATTTGTGCATTGTCTAATTGGCTTTGTGTCATTTGTAAAGCACTAATATTAGGCTCAACAATTAACTTTTTAAACTCATCACTATCTAAGAAATCAGAATCCCAAGTATAGCCACCCTGAGCGAATATTTTCTCTAAATATTCCCTTACAAATAATTGAGGGAAAAACTCCTTAACGCTGAAAACACTATCACTATTTGTACCTAACCCCCTTTGAACAAAGCCATAATAGTAACCTTTGCCCATTCCAACATTGGTTGATACACCACTAACTTTACAGTTATTAGTCCACGATGCTATCTGATTAGCACGCGTGTAATCGTGATTATATTCGCTGAAATCTAACTCTTCTAAATACTTATCTCCAATATCAACGAATAAATTACCTTCGTTTCCAATAATCGAACATTCATAAACGATATTGTTGTCAGGTGTTTTGGTAATCTTCAATAATTGCAATGCCCCTGTTAATACTTGAGTTTCATCAACAAAGTATTTAGCAGTTTCCTTTAAGTTTGGATTGAATGACTGTAAATCAATGTTAGCCTCAAATATATTCTCGAACAACTTGTTTAGCTTATTGTTACCATACAAAGTAATGGTCTTTGTAAACGATGCGTTACGTTTGTCAGGCTCTCTTAAGTCGGCCTGAACAAAGTTTGTTGAAATCGGTATGTTGTTTACAATAGCGTAGTTTTCTCCGCCTATCTCTAATCTAGTTGTTATCATAATCCTCGTTGACGTGTTTCTTGAGTGTTATATTCTATATTAACTGTATAGTTGAATAACTTATCGCTATTGTGTTTTTTGAAATCAAATGAAGTATCTGTTATTGTAACCGGAATGTAATTAGTCCCGTCATGTTGCCAAACTATCGGACTATCAAATAACTCTTGCAATGCTTCGTTTTGTGCTTCACTTATCCAATCACTTGTTAATGTTGATGTGTATGTGGTAACATTTGCCACCTCATGTACTTCTCTATCCCATCTGTTTGTAGTCATAATTCCACTCACTACATTGCCCTTGCCCAAACGAACGTTTGATGTTTTCTTTGACATTCGTTTTGTAGCCGCCAAACTAAACTGTTTGTATAAGATGCGACCGCTTCGTGATAAGTAATATAAACGTGTAATATCGAAACGTGAACAAATATCTTTAATAACAAAGTCAAAGTTTAATATTTGAACATTTGAAACATTAAAGACTTTAAAATTAACTGCCCCCCCTACTTTTGGAACATAACCAGTGTTTGCCAATATTCCTTTATAACCTATGTTAATAGAATAAATCTTGTTATTAGTCATTGAAGGTACAATAAATGAATAAGTTTGATTTCCATCAATAGGATCATAATAACTGATTTCTATTTTATTCCAATTAGTCTGAGCAAAGAAATGAATCCAAACATCGGTATAAGGTGTTGCAATGTCACTGTTTAAAATAGTGTCTCCTAAAAAATTAGTTCCATATGTTGCCGGCAAATAGTTAGCAAAATCCTCTTCATTTAAACAAGCATCAAACGCAGTATAAGTCATTGTGTAAGGTGTATGTAAAGCACCTGAATAGTATTCAGTAACTGTTAACGTAACGCTTACTGCCTTATTAACTGCCTCAACTAATCCCGTATTATTTGGATTAAAATAATGCTCAATAAAATTCTTTGCTTTCTCTTTTGCATTGTAAACAAATCGTCCATTTAAGTCAGGAAGTACCTTTTCTGTTAAGGTAACTGAATTACAAGTAAAATCTATTTTATAATAAAAGTCACTGATAGCCGTTTGATTAGATGATCCAATAAACCACTGGTCATTATATGCCGGTGTCTTGCTTAGTGGATATTGTGTAATTGTTAATGCCATTTTAAAATTTCTTTATTATTTCAATCAATACTTCGTTTTGTGCCGCTTCCATTAAGTCTTTCTCTAATTTCTCAAGTCGTCCATCGTTTATTACTTCGCTGAAAAATTGATTTCCTTTGTAGCCGTCTCTGTGTATTTTCCTAGCAATGATATAACTGAATTGTTTAACTGCTTTCTCAAATTTCAAAGGTTTCAAAGGTTTACTTGGTCGGCTAGTCTTTTTGTTCTTTGCTTGTTGCTCTAAACGATAAGCCATGTTCCCCTTTTCAAACTTTCTGAATATATCGTTTCGTCTTTTTAACCATTCAGCAACTCCTTTTTGAACTGACCCGTTACCGCCTTTTTTTGTTGGGCCTCTACCTTTGTCTAATGCTTTACCATATAAAGGCATCTGTAAAATATATTCAGTCAAATCACCCATGTGTTTAATAGGCAAGGATTTAATCTTACCCGACAAACGAGGATTATAGCCGTTACTCATTTTAGACGATAGCGACGCTTGTAGGTCAGTTTGTAACTTAACACCAAACTCAACTAATATTTCATCTATCTTTTTATCGATTGCCATTTAGTGCAATTAAAAATTTACCCTTATCCTTTAAATAACTTATCTTATTCAGAAATCTTGTAACATTCCACAAATACACATCATCCCATGTTAAGCGTTCGTTTTCTGCACAAAGGTCGATGTTGTATTCCCAACCCCAGTGGTCAAGGAAGCCATGAACTCTTTGTCGGTCAGTATTTCCGTCTGAAACGTCTGTACTAACTTCAATTGGCTCTCCAAATATTGAGCTATATGTTTCTCGCATCTCAAATAGTAGTGTTTGAAAAAAAAAACAGTTCCTAAGACATCGCCCACTTTCTTTGATAAGAAAGCCTCTGAAATCTCTTTGTGCTTATCAGGATTGTAAGGCCTGTAAACAACTGCTAACAATTCATTTATTGGAGCGTTTGATTTGTTCAAAGAATAGAAATCTACTAACTGATTAACACCTATGTCATTAAGATTAGTACAAGCCTTATAAGTTTTAAAGCCTATTCGTGTTTTCTCTTTGAATTTCAGTTGTTTTGGGATATTGCTTAAGAATCCAATATTCTCAAATGCTGTAATCGGCATAGCCTCAACTTCGCTTTCTTTTTTATTTAAAACAATAGCTAGTTTCTTAATTTTCTTATCAATATCGGTAGTCTCTAAACTATCAACAGCCAACAAGTCAATGTATTGTTTTATTGTTAAATCTTCAAATTTCATCTTTATTAAGTATTAAATTTTTTATTAAACGATATCTATAATATTAGTGAATCTTGACTTCAAAGAGTTATAAGCTATACAACAAGCCATAACTCCGTCATCATGAAAACCTTGCGGAGCTGAGTATTTGATATTCCTAGTTTTGTGAGAATACTCATAAGTGAATATATCAAACTCCTTCCTTAGCCAGTCTATCTCTAATAAACTAAACTCATTGTTTTGAATAGCCACTTGCAAAGCTTCAACAGCATCTTGTTTACTTTTACTTGTTGTTGTAAACGGCTCTATATTTGTATATTTAACTTGTAACTGCTCGAATATAACATCTCCTATACTATTTACCTCAACTTTACACGATGCGTTAAAACGTCTTAAAACGTTTAATAGTGCATCAACTATATTAGACCATGTATTGTGCCTCCAACGTTCGCATAATACCATTTGCCCACGTTCGTTAAGAATTACAATAACTGTGTAATCGTCTGCCCTTCCTAAGTCAATTCCAGCGTAATAGCGTGCTGTTCGTTCGGGATTTTCGTTAATTGTGATATTACTGAATACACCTGAGCCACTATCTATAAATTCAGCTAAGTATTCTTGTTTAAATACATTGTCAGGTAGTGTGTGACGCGCCCCATCTATTTCATCTGCTTGAGCTAATCCGTCATAGCTAGTCATCTTGAATGACTTATAAGCCGGGTTAATTCCGTCTAGGTTGAATAAGTTGTAAAAGTGATTCTTACCTTTTGGAGTTGAAATCAATAAAACTTTCTTTCCTTTTACCAAAACAGTGGCCCTTAGTACTTCAGTCCACGCTCTTTCATCTATGAATGCAAATTCATCGCATACTAAGTAATCAAAAGTAAAGCCCCTCAAATTATCGTATCTTTCAGCACTAAAAAACTGAATGGTTGAATTATTCTTAGTCTTAATAATTAACTCACTTGCATTTGAAGTAATTAAATTACTGTTATCAAAAGCCTTAACCATTTCATCAAAGACTTTCTTAGCTTGTTTATAGATAGGACTTACCCACGCTATCTGTACGCTCTTTTCATTGAAAGCCCAATAGTAGCATTGATTCATAGCGAGAAGTGATTTTCCCCACTGTCGGCCAATATTTAATACATAGTATTTATAATTTTCATTATTAATACTATTGTGAATTTTAACTTGATTCTTGTGTGGCTGATATAGCGTTACCGAAATTTGCTTGGATTCCATTGACTGTTAATTCACTTGTTTGCTTATCTGTCCATCCTAATTTATTCTTAGCGTAGAAAATTCCTTTGCCTTCATTCGCTACAATATCAGCGGCTAATGACTGAAATAACTCATCTATCTTTTTTATAGTGTCGGATTTAAGCGTGTCATTTCCTTTCAACCATTCGTAATAAGTATCCCTTGCAATTGTATCCCCAACGTTTCTAGGCAACCAAATATT